CGAAGCAGCCATCTACAATTGTATCTGAAGCTTCTTTGTCACACTCTTCTGCATAGATGTAGAAGTAGCTTGCGTACTTAGACACTTCCTGTGCAGGATCATAGAATACAGATGAGGACAAGAACTTAGTGCGCTCTGCGCCCATCAATCTGTTAAGCTCTCTAACATCAATAGAAGCAGTCCCTTGGTCTACTGTCGCCCCTACTATCTCTAGAACTCCACTAGCTGCTTCTTTATAGTCATTGGTGTCAATGCTAGCACCTGCTGATGTAGTGGAGATAGGACTTCCTACAAGAGAAGAGTTTACGTAAGCTTTGTACGAAGTAGCAGGTAGACGTGATCCCTTAGCAGATACTGAAATAGTAAGAGGCTCAGTCGAAGCTGTAGCCTCTAGTGTTGTACTTGCTGTGAAGGGAAGAGTAAATGTTTGAAAACGATTCTGGTCAAATCCAGCTCGTAGGGTTACTGTGCACCCATCTCTACCTTCAAAGGTTTTGCTGAATCTGATTCTAAACACATTGTGCCCGTTGTTCTTGGGCAGGTATACAAACTTCTCAATGTCTGTATTCTTGAACTCATGGTTCTTCCCATCGAGAGTAGTGTAACGTACAGGCTGTACCCCATACATTCTAGGCTCTGTTGCTGTTCCTGGGAATGTCAGCTTTGGAGATGTTACTACTATCTCGTTGTTACCGGACTGTGCGTAAAATAGAATCATAGCTTAGCATCCACATGCACATACCTCAGTGCACAGTTCATTAGCTTTTGCGTATTTAGCTTGGGCGTCTTCGATGTTTTCTGCTACTTCAGCTGCGTATACTGCAGACTGTAGCAACAGGAATATTTTTTCAGCGCGATCAAGTTCTTCTTTACACTTGTCGCAGTGACATGTACAGTTAATTGCTGACTCTACAAGTTTTGCAATGCAGCAATCAATTTGAGCAGTCGATACTGTAGCTGCTTGTGCTACGAGCACCCCATCTGATCTTCGCACTGTGACTACTACTACGCCACTAATTTCTATATCTGCAATATAGTTTATGGTACCGCTTGGAGCAGTTAAGTTCTCAATAGTAGTAGTACCCCCACTATAAGAAATCTCTAGAATGTAAACAGGGGAGGGGTTTGTAGGTACTTGGATATTTATAAATACCTGAGTACCGCTAGGGTTAATCTGTACTGGAGCTAGTGGGTTTGTAGGCATAGTAAAGAAGTAAAGGGGGACACTTAATTGTGCCCCCCATTAGGTTAGTTGTTACCAAAGGTACTCTATTGCAGTTCCAATAGTGTATACGAAGGTATCATCAAAGGTACCTTCGGTGCCAGTAGGTGCAGTACCATCAGTATCAGTATTGTAGATTACAATCTGGTTCAATGCTCCTGCAGGTGCAATACCTGAAGAGTTTGGCCAGTTGTGCTCATACTCAATAGTGATCTTGTCGTAGCTGTAGTTCTGGGTGTAAGTAGCCATGTTCTGTGGCAGGTACATGCGGTTGAAGTTACCGTAGCGCGAACGACAACGGATTTCTTCACCCAACACTTGCCAAGGGTTACCAGTACCAAGTACTTGACCTGTCACTACCTCAGTAATGAAGTTAGCCGCTGCAGATGCTGCAATCAAGTCATCACCATTACCATCAGTAACTACTACATCAAAGATCAAACCTACGTGTCTAGACTGAATAGCCAGGGCAGTAGATCCAGTAGCAGTAACAGACTTGTTCAGCAGATCATTGGCCTGAATAGCTGCAATAGCTGCAGTTACAAAGGTAGTGTTAGAGCTGAAGTCGTCTCCACTAACTTCTACACTGATAGCCTTGTGGTTAGTAGTGTTAAAGATGCCGAGTGGCAACTGGTCACTACCAGACAAGATGGTGTAGTTAGTAGCATTAGCGTCGTAGTAGCTCAGTTGGTCTGTAGGCATTGCACGGAAGATGATCTTAATAGTTACATCACCGGTTACACCGGTAAATGTAGCGTTAGGAGTCAAAGTGCTAAGGTGACCTGCAGTAGCTTCAAATGGATCGTACTTAATTCTCTTGATGCTACTAACATCAATAAGCGGGCTAGCAATAGGATTGTTTGCAGTTCCTTGTGCAAACTGCAGGCTCTTAAAGAACCATCCTGGTGCTCCACCTTGAATTGTACGATCAAGTCTCATTTGATCAGCAACTGCTTCCAAGTCATCGGCGTCACCAATAGATGCAGCACCATCTGCAGGAAAGCCAGCTACAGAAATTGCAGGCAAAACTGAATTTCCGTACAAAGCACTATTAGTCCAGTGATCGCCGTTAGCATCAGCGTTATAAGCCCAGATACCTACTTCTGGAGTTGAGGCCAGGTCAGTAAAGGCATCTGTACCAGCCCCAGAAGGGGCTTGCAAAACATCAGTGTTCGAGATGAACACTTGTGATAAATTAGTTCCCATTAGTTCTTAGTTTTTGGGATTCTTATTCAAAAATTACTCGCTCTCTGCAGTTTCAGCAGATTGCGTTTGATACCTAGGGTCTTGTATGCCCTCAAGTATGCTTTTAATTGCCATCTCCACAATCTCTTGGTGAGTGTGTTCTGGCAACTCGCACCCTACTCCGAGTGATTTACTCATTCGTTGCGGGCGTCGAATATATTTTAGTCTTACACTCTCAGTTACAAACTCATTGTTAGAGTATACGTCTATGAAGTTCTCTTCAATGGTGTACAGAGGGGACGTGCTTTTAGTTGTATTAAATGGATCGTCTAGCAGTGTGTAGATATCATCTAGCTGAGAATAGTTGCATGATGAGACTCTGACTGTCTGTGGCGTAATGGTCCTTTTACTTTGGGTAATTATTTGCGGAGTCTCCATTACTACTTGCTGTACTGTCCCATCTGTGGGGTGAGTCCAGTATAGAGTCGTGTTATATGTGTTGTAGTTAGGGTATAGATCTGTCTCCAGTTTTAAAAAGAGCTCGTTCCCGTCAGCGGTAGGGGTTTGTTCAATAATACTGACGTTAATGTCTTCTACTGATACTGCAGGGACTGGGCTTACTTGAACGTAGGTTTGCGGGTCTAGGAGCTCATCCTTTGTCAATCCGTCTACGTTGTTAGCAATTTGAACTAATCCTCCGCCTGATGGGTCCATCCAGATATTGGTTAGTATGTACCCTGCTACAGGTGGGGTCAGATCAATTCTTTGAAATGCAAATTCTGTGTTTAATACACTGGCTATGGTTGGTTGGCATGCATCTAGAATACTTGCACGTACACTTACCAAAAACAGGTAATCATTGGGGAGAGCAGCTCTATCAGAAAAGTAAAACTCATCCTCTCCCAGCTGGATACCGTTGTCAGAAAAAGTAGGTACTGTAGCGGTTACAACCAGGTGCCGCAGATCATCAATTCTTTTCTGAGACTGCTCAAATCCCTTACGGAACCTATTAGAGAGAGGATGATAACGTTGCTTGATAAAGCGATCCATCGCAATATTAAGTTCGTGATCAACCTCCTCTTGTAGGAAGTTGTCAACCTGGAAGGATGCAATCTTTTGCACCCCCAGGTTAACAGCTATATGCATCTCGTTTATAGTCACTTGACGTCTTTCAGTTTAGCTCTCATGGCGTTTACGGCGCCTGAGTTCTTCTTGTTCTTAAAGTATACAATGGTGTCTGTGATGTTCTCCCCGATTGTTTCGTCACCATCAATGTGCTGATTCCCAATCTTACGGATTACTCCATGTTCCACCATTTCTGCAATCTCTGCACGTAGGTCAAGATCTTTGTCTGTAGCGTACTTCAAGAACTTCGCTGGGTTGCTCTTCTTTACGTCATACAGAAGATTCTCGATCTCCATGTCAGTTAGTTTGTCAGGATTGCTCCCGTCTGACAGTAGTCGTAGTAGGCGCTTCATCTTATCTACATTAGCAGATGCTTTGATGAACTCCTTGTCTGCCTCTTTTGAGATCTTGACTGCGTTGTTCTTCTTAAGCAAATCTTTCTGCGGATCGTAGATGTAGAATCTTTTTCTACCATCTGCCTCCATTTCTGCTTTAGTATCTGCTACTAGTCTGTGCTTCATGCACCACTTGTAAGTCAGGTAGTCCATTGCATTTTCTGGATTGCCTTGCTCGTCTACTGTAATGTTTAGTTCTACTCCTTCGAATGGAACCTTTACTCTCATAGATGCCCAAAAGTCTTTCTCTTTTTTAGGCCAGTCTTGGTGACCAGGTGGGACATCTAGAATGTTAGCCAGAAGCTTGTGGGCTTCTTCTCCTTCTAGGCCTTTGAGAGGTTGTCTACCTACGTAGATACTCCCAATGACAATTGTTGCGCCTGCACGGATCTCTTTGGGGAGATGGTTCAGGACTTCTTTGCGTCTGATGATTACTTTTCTCATGTTCTTTTAAATTGAAAGAATAACTATTGTGGTGTGCTTAGCGTAAAGTGGAGTGGGGAGGCATTACACCTCCCCATCCAGCAAACCAAACACAAATTACGATGCTACACACTGAAGATCGAGCGAGGTATCGAATCTGCGAAGCAGGATACCAGCTGTTTTCAACATGTGGACAGAAGCACCGTCGATATCTGAAGCGCGAGTGTCAGTAGCGGTAAAGCCGTTAGGAACGACAGAACCAGCAACACACCAACGCAGCATTTCGCGGCCTTTCTTATTGATCATCTGCAGGTTGTTCTGACCGTCGTAGGTAGATTGATCTACGAAAGTCATTCTGTAAGACTCCAGTGGCAATCCAGTTTCTGGGTGCTTGTTAGAAGCCTGTGCTACAGGACCATGATCAAATAGAGGAACTTTAACTACGTTCACGGTATGACCATCAATGTGATCGTACGAAGTGAAGTAGCCAGTAATACCCAAGCTACGACCTGAGCCAGTGATGAACTTAGACTCGGTAGTTTGTAGGTAAGAGTTACCGCTGTAGTAGTTACGAAGAGCTTTGTCAAACTCTCTTGCACCACCAATACCGGTGAACAGGGTTACCTGCTTGTCAGTAGCGTCAGTCATACCGTAGAAGAGGTCACCGATGGTGTCTTCAATCTTAGACTGAGTAAGGGTAGAGTAGGTGTCTTTGTTGATGATCTGCTCAAACAAACCAGGACCAGAGATAACTGGTTGGCCGTTTTCGTCAAGCATTTCATTCACACCATTGCTGTCGTAGGTTTTGGTACCATACCAGTAGTACATCTCACACTCTTCCTTGAACTTGAGCATGTGACGGTACTCTTCGTAGTCCATCCAAAGCTTGGTAGAACGACCTTCCTTCATTGGGAGTTCGAACTCAGCTACGTAATCTTTAGCGTTACCAGCGAAGTGGTAAGACTTACGTACAGTACCAATCTTAGATCTTACTAGACCTGGAGCAGCCCAGTTAGATGCGTTACCTCTAGAGAAGTCAATACCTACGTTAGCGAACAACATACCAAATAGAGCGCCGTCAGCAAGATCTGCTGCTGGCATGTTGGTTTGGTCAGGAGAAACAAGCTTTAGCTTGTACTCATATCCACCTTCTACTGGTTGTGGTTCTGCCATAATACGAGCAAGTACCCCAGATTGAGATACGAGAGTATATGGGAAAATGAAGAATTTGTCAGGGAAGGTTACAGAGAAAATTGCACCTCCGGCACCCTGTGCGGATGCTGATCCATTTACTACTGGTCGTACGTTTACTTCGTGAGTTTTCACTCGGTACTCGTACTCGAAGCGGTCAATAGATTTAGTATTACCTACACCTTCGGTGAGGAAAGAGAGTGGAAACTTCTTCTCCTCGCGTCCGGCTAGGTGCGTGATGATGGGTGAGAGCTCTTCGGGCTTCTCCATCAAAGCATTGACCAACGAGTTAGTGTCGGTCATCTGCTGGTCATTATAGTACGTTTTCAGTACTTGCATCAAAGCCATGATATTCTAATTTAAAAATTTGTTGCTGTTAAAAAAGCGCGGTCATGTCCAGATCATCTGGATCAAATTCCTTTGTACGTCGGCTAGCCTTTCTAGCACTCTTGGTTCTCTCTTGATTAGATTGAATCCGATCTCGTAGACCTTGTGCGCTTTTAGTTCTAGCTTTTGTATTAATTATGTCTTCTAGGTTGAACCCACTATACATCAAGTAGTCGATAGCAAGTTTAACTTCTAGTTCTGCTTCTGCGTAGTCCATGTCTCTTTGAGTCTCTCCGTTAGGCCCAACAGGCTCAGAGATGTAATCAAAGAACTGTCCTTTCTGTCTATCTGGGATGCTTACTCCTGCAAACTCATTACCTGTTTCGATAATGTCTGCAACACCTTCCCAAAACTGCGAGTTCTCCTCAGCAATACGCTCTTGCTCTCGCTGCTGTTCTGCTAGCATATTCTCACGGTACTCTGCTTGAGCTTGTGCTAGCGCGCTTTTAGCTGCGGTAGCCTTCCCAAACAATTTACCCGAGTCTTCGTAGTCATCCAGCATTTCTTGGATGAACTCATTGTCATGCCCTTTGAGTTGAAAGTATTGTCCCAGAATAGCACGTTGCGTTCCTAGATCTTTTTCACTAATCTCAAAGTTGTTATAGTCAGTGTTTGGATTGTAAGCCTCAAAGAACTTAGAAGAATCTCCACCAGCCATTACATAGTCGAGATGTTTTTGCACCTCTGGGAACTGTTGGAACAGTGACTCTAGTTGATCCTCTGCAACTTCTTGTGCAAGGTCTCTAGTAAACTCTGTAAGTCCTTCTACAGTATCTGCGTACTCGTTCTCAAGTTCAAATCCAAGAGTTTTAGCAATTTCAAAGGCCACAGTTCCGTCCCCCTCACCTTCGATTGGGTCTTCGTTGTCGTAGCCTTCTTCTTGATTATACTCATCAGCATAACCTTCGTCTTCTTGCTCAAACTCTTCTTCGGTTTCTTCAACTGTGTCCTCAAACTCTTCGTCTTGAGGCTCTTCTTGTACTTCTTCTTCAACATCTTCAATGTCTGGGATAGAAGCCAACCCATCTCCAATCATATCATCGAAGGAGATTGAGTCTAGATCTAATTTGTCGTCTGGTGTTGCCATGTTGCAAAAGTATTTAAAGTGTTTGGGTTTGCTTTTGTAAAAACTTTTTTTATAGTACTAATTAAAATATAGCACTTAGTATTTTGGGAGTGGTCTGTATCCGCCTAGTTTGTTTTTCTTACGTTTAGTATTTACAGGCGTTTTTAGGTAAGTCTGTATCTCTTGGAACTTCTCAAATGCTGCCGGTTCGTGCTCTTTTACTAGATCTCTTTCTGTAGGGTTGTAGTTACTCTTTGCAAACTCCTCTTCTGTACCCTCAAACAGCAGGTTTCTTAGCTTACCGTCTATGTAGTTCTTCTTGTACTGCTCATACCCACCCCAAGCGTCATCCCACCAACCTTCATTCTTTGCATCGTCGTACCAGTATTTGATTTCCTCATCATTGAGGCTCCCCCCGAACTCCTGAAGCAGTTGATTATACTTAGGGTCTACTTCTGGGAGTGCATGCAGCATGTCTAATGCGACTGCTTGGGGGTTAGCAGATTTAGGACCAACTAATATTGCACGCCTTTTGTCAGATCCTGGGTTATCAAACACATTACCAGTTGGGTATGGTATCTCAGGGGTACCGGGGGAGAAGTATTCTATGTTCCCAACACCAGTAGCTTCATCTGTAAAGTCCTTATCGACCTTCACTCTGATCCTACCTAAGCTCTCTAGTGCAGGGAACATCTCCATTGCATCTCTTCTCAGCTTTCTCCCTCCATACTGTTTACGTGCAGGTGTTTCTATAACTGTTCCTCTCTTAGGCCCTGTCCCAATGTTTACTAGCCCAGGCGGTACGTTTTGATGTGACTCTACTAAGTGCCCCATCTCATCCCTTTTCTCTATGTTAACAGGGAACTTCATCCCAACAGTATTGAATGGGGTATTAGCTGGGACGTTTGGGAATACCATAGCTCCTGGAGCATCTTGTTGAGATCTGCCTCTAAGTCCTTGCTCTTGTTGTTCTGGGGTAGCAGCTACTTCAACATTTCTAGGCTGAGCCTGCATTTGTTGTTGCTGTTGCATTTGCTGCTCCATAGCAAAGTCTTGAAGAGCTATGGGGTTTTGAAACACATCAAGCACAGACCCCTGGAATCCTTGAGCCTGTGCTTGTTTAGTTCGATTTAGTAGTTCCCGTCTCTCAGCGTTGGTCATTGCTCAGGAGATTGATTCATTTTCTGAGCCAGCTCCTGCTCTTTGATGTCTAGTTCTCGATCTTTCTGCTCATGCTTCTTGATCATGTCCTGCATCTTCATGCTGTCCTGAGACTCACTATTTCTAGACTCTGCTGCAATCAAGGCTAGTTCTATTTCTAGCTGACGGTCTTTCTCTTTGTCAATAGCCTGCTGTTGGATACCCATCTGCTGTATTTGAGCTTGTTGCTGCTGAGCCTGTTGTTGTGCTTGCTGTTGCGCTTGCTCAAGTTCTTGTCTAGCTTTCTCCGCCTTCTTAATCTTGCTCTTAATACCTGCGAAGTTGTCCGTATCGAACATATCTAGAACCTCAGATGCGGGGGTACCGTTCTGAATCATAGCCTGAGCCAAACCTTTAGCTTGTTTGAGCTTCTCTATGTCAACTCCTGCGTCAGATACAAATACCCCGTACTCACTCTCCATGTGTTTCATGGAGTCAATATCTACATACTGCATGGTAGAGTCAGGCATTACATACATTCCTTTCTTACCAGTCAGCCAAGCCTCTTTAGAATAGTCCAGTAGGCCTTGCAGCTCTCGTTGTTCGAAGTTTGCAAACTTGCGGAAGATGTCTTCAGTAATGTGAGATGACTGTACAATTGCTTGCTGCGAAGAGCCTTTGCCTTCATACTGCCCGATAGATCCTTGACGCTGTCTATTTACCCCAGAGATCTTTTCCCACTCTACTTGTATAGATTCTAGTAGAGTGATGTATTGCCCAATAGTCTTAATGGACATGTCTAGAACGGACTGATGTTGTGGAGATAGTTGCATCCCCTCTTTGTTATAATCAACCCAGGCAATCCCAGTACCCTCAACGTAGTACATGAACTTGTCCATGTCCCATTTCTTAGGGATCATGTTGATATCGAATTGAGCAATGATATCCTTAGACCGAGCGATCGCAAGCTCCATGCGGTACTTGTAGATATTATAGTTGAGCTGGTATGGGATGCCTAGGCTGACTATTGAGACGTTATTCGAGTTGATATCCGAATACTTTCTCCCGTTGACTGGCAGCTTACATCTTGAAGGATTGTCTAGTGACAATCTTTGGTTAGAGACTGGGTTGATATCTACAAAGAATCTACCATCAATCTTAGTTCCTTTCCATACCTCATTTACCCACTCGTAAGTGACTTTGCCCCCGAGCTCTTTCATTTCGCTAGGCATGCGGTACCCCTCTGGGATTTCAAACTCTTCTACAGCTCCGGTAGTTGGGTCCATGTATGATACGAACCCAATTCGCTTTCTACTTTTCCAGTAGACTGTGACGCACTCAACTAACCTGTTACGGTAGATGTTATCGTCTGCACCAGAAGCCTCGGCCCTGTACAGCAGGTATGAGTCTACAGAGGTTTGTTGTGGGTTCTCTAGCTCAAGGATTTGCTCATCACTCAGGTACTCCCCAAATTGATCAATGATTGTAGATGCGTGAGCAAACTTTCTGACAATAGCCCAATCCCCATCCTCTACAAAATCAATATCTGGGTCTTTGTCGAAATCAATATCCAGAGGGTTCATTACGTCGTAGAACGGCTCTCCACGTCGTACACCTTTCTCTGTATAGCATTCCCCAGATACTAGGAAGTGAAAGAATAGTTTCTGCAGCTTGTCGTACACCTCCTCATTTTGGATGATGTAGTTTATAGCATGCTGGCCCTTAATCGCTCTATCGTCTACATATGAGGTCTCGAACTGCTCTAGTACCTGCTTAGGGAGTTGATTAGGGTCTACCTGAGACTCTGCCCCAGCATCAGGATCAGATTGCGCCACCATCTGCTGCACAAACATCTTTTGGATTGCAGCTATTAGGGCTTGCTTCTTAGCCTCTTCTTTCAAAGAGATTGCATCCCCGTTCTTAACTGCTACTGTAAAGTTTAGCGGGCGCTTAGCCTTTTCCCCCAGCAACAAGTCTATGATTGGCTTGAGGATGTTGTAGTTGCGGAGCTTTGATGGGAAGTTCTCTCTAGTACGTCCGTACGGCTTAAGAACGTACTTGTAGTCCTGCTCATCAATCTCTCCGTTGTAATAGTCGTAGAGGGTCTTGAGATAGTTACGTCGCTCAGATAGCCCGAACTTCGATAGATTGATGAAAGCATCTACGCATTCTTCCCTCCACTTCTTGGTTTTCTTAGAAAGGGGAAGACGTTGTTGGGGAATCTTATGTGAGCCGTACATATCCTTGCAAAATTATCTATAATTCTTATCAAACCAGTCGTCTTGGGATCTGTCAGAGGTAATCTCGACCACCTCTCTATTATATAACTCTCGCGTGTGGTACATTCCTACCATTAAGGCCATAACACGGTCAAAGTTTCCCTTGTGATTGAACTTGATTAACTCTTGTAGAAGCGCTGGGTCGTAGATCTTATGCATGTTTAGCGTTACATTCCCATCTTCGTCTGTTCCTCTTGGGCTCATCAACCAGTCACGTATATACAGCTCTCCTTGTCGCTTACGTTGCTGAGTCATGTGCATCCCGTATTGCCGTCTAGTAGTTTTAGATCTTAGCTCTCGTTTGTCTAGCATCTCAAACTCCTCTTGCAGCTTGTGTAGTTTGCGGTATCTCTTAGCAAATGCAATGAGCTCACCTCGATCGTTCTCAAACCCAATC